ATTATAAGACCACGAAAAGGGACCTGGGGGGCACCGACCTGGAGTCCCGCCGCCAGAAGATACAGACCGACTTCGACAATGCCATACGGGCCAAACGTGCCGGTAAATCGGCGGACTTTGTAACCGCCGTCAACACCGATGCAGACTTGGAGATCAAAATCATCGGTTCGGATGGCCAGGTATTGGAACTGGAGGTCCCGGCCCAGCACGTACTCGACCAGATCGTCAGCAAGACCGGCCTCCCCCCCTGGATGCTAGGCGTCTCCAGCCGTACCGTCCAGGGGATGGCCACACTCGAAGTAGAAGCGGCCCTGCAGGATGCCAAGATCCGCCAACTCGCCATGCTGCCCGAACTGGTCCGGCTCTTTTCCGTATTCCTGCGTCTGCGCGGACGCACCTGGAAGAGCATCAACCTTTCCGGGGACCCGGAGAAGCCGGGCGACTGGGGCATCATCTTCGAAACCCCGAACCTCCGCGACCTGGTGGCCCAGGCCCAGGCCCGTTTCCTCAACGCCCAGGCGGATCAGATGCAAAGCGCGGCAACCACCGTGCCAAGCATACCAAAGACCCCGCCACCGAAATCCGTAGGGGCGGTTCGCGAACCGCCCTTCCATACCTGCAAGGACATCCACGGCCAAAAAGAAGAGCAGCGCCCTGTCCTCTGGCCCGAGCTGGACAAGGTTGAAACCGATTACGAAGGGGACCTGAAGGCCCGCTGGGAGGAACTGCGGCAGAAAGTATATACCGTCATGAAATTGACGGATACCGATATCGCCATGAAAATGACCGGTTTGCGCGGCGCGAAAGATGACGCGCCCTTCACTTTCACAGAAGAGCAGCGCGCTCAGGTCCTTAAATCGCTGGAGGATATGATAGGCGAATACACCCCAGGCCCGGACAGCCCGGTGACATGGTACTACGGCCAGAGCTACAGCCTCGGGCTCATCCAGGCGGCGCGGATGGTGGGAGCGGAGCGACCCATCCTGGACATCATCAAAAACCGGGAGATATTCGGCGAGCTGGTTAAGAGCGGCTTCGAACTGGTCAGGGACAACGCCACAACGGCCATAAAGGACAGGATCATCGCGGAGATGGAGGCGCACATGATCGCCGGTAGTAATCCCCTTTCCGTGGCCGAACGGTTAAAGAAGCTGTTCGGCGACCAGAACAGCGCCTGGGAGCGGCTGGCGCGCACTGAGATGAGCATGTCGGCGGAACAGGCAAAGGTCAACGAGTGGAAGGAATGGGGGGTAAACGTCAAAAAGGCGGTCATTGCCGGGCGGGACACCCACCCGCGCTGCCGCTGCGCCAACACGATGGAACAGGTGGACGGCGAATGGCGGATCAAGTTCTCCCCCGCCCCGGATGCGTGCGCACTCTGTTTTTCGCTGGCGGTGTAAAAAGTGTCCTGTTTGCCCCAAACAGGACCTTGATTTCTGATAATGGCATAGGGGACTACTCGGAAAAGGAGCGGAACATGGCGAAAAAAGGCCTGGTTGACGGCATCACGGAAGAGACCGAAGAGAAGGAATTCGAAGGCAGCGGCATTGAAGCGTCAAAAGGCTTCGACAAGACCGGCGCCAACTGTGTCGTTACTCACCGAAGCGGCCCGAAAAAGGTCTGGTTCCGCGACGGCAAGGAAATAGGTGTGGAAGATGCCTGACAGTATTCGCCAAAAGGTCTTCGGCCTGAAAATGGCCCTGGGTGCGGGTGCCGAGTGCACGCCGGAGATGCTGGCCAAGATCAACCGTTACGCCCTCACCCCGCTCGTGGCCGAGGAGGTTTTTGTCCGGAAACTCCTCCTGGCCCACAACTGCATCGACCGGGACAACGAGCGTTTCCCGGACCAGATGCTTGAGCAGTTTGCCTCCTCCATCGTTGGTAAGTCCCTATTGATCGGCCACAACCGGAAAGATACCGGCTGTGGCCTCTTTTTCGACGCCTACACCGAGACCATGGCGGCGGATCAGTTCAAGAGTCTTACCGGAGAAGACCCGCGCATTCCAGACGGTGTTGAGCAGTGCAAATGCCTCTGGTCATGGTTCTACACACTCAAGACACCCAGCTCCGAAGAGTGGCTAAAATGGATTGACGGGGGGATTACCCGCCATTGCTCTATCGGCTTTGCCGCCGCTGATCTCACTGCAATCCGCAAGGACCCTAATGGCCCCGCCATGTACTGGGAATATGTTCCCCCCGGGGAAGCCTTGGAAGGCTCCCTGGTCTGGCTCGGCGCACAGCCGGGCGCTACAGCACAGAAGGCTTTACAGCCCGAAATCCAAACAAGACAGGAGGAGAAGAGCATGAAAGAGTTTCTGGAAAGACTCAAGAAGGCTCTGGGGCTGTCGAAAGCCCTGGAGGATGAAGAGGCCGCGGTCAATGCCATTGAAAAGGCGCTGCATGCAAAAGACGCGGAGATCGCCGAGTTGAAGAAACTCGAGACGCTGGCTGAGGAAGGGAAGACCTACCGCAAGAGTCTCATTGATGATTGCCTCAAGTTCGGCGCGCTCATCGAAGATATCCCCTCCGCCGCCGAAGAGCAGGCAAAGGAGGCGGAGTTCCTCGCCACCTTCCCCATTGCCCGGCTCAAAGTGCTCCGCGACAAATACGAGGCCAAGGCCCGCGAAAAGTTCCCGACCCATGCCGTCTTCACCGGCAAGGACCAGTCGGACCGCGAAAAGCACGAGAAAGAGGCCGAAGGGAAGAGCACGGAGACCAAGGGGAAGAAGGATTTCAGCCGCCCCGAGCACAACGAACTCTTCAAGACGGTCGGGAGATAACGCCACCCTCACCCCTGCCCTCTCCCTGGAGGAGAGGGGGGTTAATTTTAGGAGGATAAAGATATGTCGGTCAAAGTCAGAGAAGCGATGGATAGGATCACCACCATCAAATACACCCACTCCAGCGCCACCGTGAAGGATACGATCTATTACCTTAACGGCATGATCCTGCTGGCGCAGAACAGCGCGGACGCCAACGTCGAGAACGTCTTCATCGTCAAGGGGCTCATTGAATACGCCAAGGTATCAGCCCAGGCATGGACCGGCGGGCAGAAGATTTACTGGGACGATTCCGCCAGCAACTTCACCAACGTCCGCACGGTCTCGACCATCCTGGCCGGTTACGCCGCCGAAGCCGCGGCAAACCCGACATCCACCGGGTTTGTGATCCTGGCTCCGGAAATGCGGGCCGCATCCGGCCCCGCCGCTTCGATCATCGCGGCCGGCTCATCCGCCTCGGAGACCGACGCCGACGCAACCGTCACCGTCACCATCACCGGCCTGGCCGCCACTGACAGGTGTATCGCCAGCCTCCGGGCAGCCGCAAACGCCGTTTACGTGACCAAAGTGGTCCCGACCACCGACACACTCACCATCACCCTTTCCGGCAACGGCGGGGCCGGCACCATAGTGGATTACATTTGCTGCCGTGCAGTAATCTGATCCACAGGGGGCACTTCGCCCCCTTAACCATTTAAGACTACAGGAGGATAAATAAATGAATTTCCACCAGACAAATCCTTTCCATACCATGAAACTTTTCACCATAGAGACCTGCGAGGCGATGAAGGCCATGGATATTCAGGAGCGCCGGCAGAAACTGTGCGGGCTCCTCACGGCATTTTTCCAGAACAAGATGCCCCAGACCCCCCTGGCGGTAGAGATCGCCAAGGAAATGGGGGTTGACGAGGATCTGATCGTAAAAGTGCTTGGGCTATTGGCCGCCAAGGGGATGACCGGCCCAAGCGATGCACCGAATCTCATGAACCGGGGGACCCCGGTCACCGCCGGCGTCTTTTACACCGCCCAGGTCGATCCTCTGCTTGACTTCGGGTTTGAAGAGCTGTTCGACTTCGTAGATATGACCCAATCTCTACAGACATCGTTCGACATCCTGGACGTTTCCAACCTCATCACCTTCGCGGAGGTGAAGAGCGGTGAGCGGATGAAAAAATACGGCATCCAGGACGGTAAATCATCCGTATCCAAGATGATCGTCGCCGCTGCCCTGGGGATCATGGACGACTGGATCAATTACGCCATGTACTGGAACCTGAACCAGGCGGCGGTCGAGGCCAAGTCCAAGTATTACGACAAGCAGGCCACCGACCATTACGCCCTTATCGTTGCCGCGGCCCAGGCCCAGTCATTCTCCACCGACGATATCGGCACCATCAACGCCGCCTGCGCCAGCATTCTCTCCGGCTGCGCCGCCAAGGGCTATACCCTCACGGGTAACGAGACCTTCGAGCTCCGCGCCAACATCAGCCTGAAAGACAGGATCGAAAAGGCGTTCGCCCTGACCTTCAATTCGCCGGGACCGACTACCCCGCGCCAACTCGTTTTTACCCTCAACCGGAAATACAGCACCAAGCTGCTCACCACCGAATATTACGTGGTGCTTGCCGGCCGGAAGATCAAGCGCGGCGTCTGGTCCGATCTTTCCGCCGAAACCGACCGTGACATCCTGATGCGCGGCACCGACGTGGCATACTGCGGCGAATATAACGCCGGAGTCGGCGAAGTGCAGCAGGTAAGGAAGTGCGCGCTGTCTTAAAAAAGGCAGGCTGAAGCGGTTAAGGCTGAAGACTGAAGGGAAATCTTAAAGCATTCCCTTTAGCCTTCGGCCTTCAGCCTGATCACCTGGGTTCCCATGGCCAAGATCACCGCCCAAAATCTCAAAGACTTAGGCTTCGTCCCGGAGATGTTTGCCAACCAGAGCACCGGCACCTTTGACGCCTTCCTTGCAGCCGTCATAGATGAACAGGCAGAGCTTCTCACCGTGCGTATAGGCTCCTCCCGCTATTCCGATACCGGGACCATGGCGATTTACGTCGCTTACGCCGAGAAATCCCTCTGCATCGCCGAATTATGGGACCGTCGCATAACCACGAAACTGGGGCAGGCGAAATTCGGCGGAGAGACACAGGTCTCCACGGCCTTCGAGGAAAAGCAGCGGGATTACTGGCGCGGGGAAGGTGAAAGGATCATCTCGGCGAAGATCATCAGCGACTCCGCCGAGGA